GGAAATAGAAACTTTCCATGATTATGACAATGTGATGCGTCAGTACTGTCCGAACGGTGCCTTGATAGAGCTTGACCGTAATGATGGTAGCGGTCAGGTAATATTCAAGGGAGAGACGGTTAAGACTTACGAGCATGTGATGGTTGCCGATATTAACCAAATTCAAGCGTTTGCATCTGCATTAAGATAGGAGGTGACTATGTTGGTGTATTACGGTAACATACAGTGTATTTCTGCACGCGAGCTCATAGATAAAGGCTATATCACCAAGTCCTGTTATGACAATTGGGTGAACCGTGGCCGTATCAAGGTGGTGCGCCGTGGTGGAGGTGCTGCTGGAAATTGCGCGTTGGTCGCCCTCAATAGTCTGCCTACCGAGTGCCTGGAGCGGGTAAAGGAAGACAACCCCGGAGGAACAGAGCAGGCACTTCGCCACTGGATACTATCAAACTATGTGCTGGATCAGGCTGCAGTAGCCTATTTTTTGGATTGGGCTTCCCATTCTTCCAGCAACAGAGCTACAGACGAACTTGCCCGGAAATATGCGGTGAATGCTTCAGTTCTGAATACTTGTATCAAGCTTTATAACAGAAGCAACGATTACCGCAAACTGATGGGTGAAAAATATAACTGGGACATGATGGCCACTACCATCGAGACCTTACGCGAAGACTTTGGTCATGATCTTCCTGCCAGTACCCTGCGTTTCCGCAAGAAAGTGAACGAATACAAGCAGTACGGTTACGAATGTCTGATAACCGGAAAATTCGGCAACCAGAACAAACGGAAGGTAACTCACATGGACGAACGCCTGGTGATGAGTTTGAAAGTACTTCCCAACCAACCATACGGCAGTGATGTGCATGAAATGTATCTGTCGTTTGTATGCGGTGAACTGGAAGTATGGGATCTGGAAACAGGAGAGATATTCAATCCGGAAAACTTTACGGATAAGAACGGGGAACCGAAAGAACTGAGCGAAAGCACTATCCGGAACATACTGAACAACCCGGCAAGCCAGCTGCTGATAGAAAAAGCCTTGCGTGGACGTATGGAATTCTATCATGAGCAAATGCCGCACATGCACCGCCATGGTGGTAAGTTCTCCCTGTCACAAATAACGATGGATGACGTGGATTTGCCGCGTCGGATGAAAGGCGGCGAGTATGTGCATGCCTATTATGCTTATGATGTGGTGAGCCAGTGCCGTATCGGGCTGGCCTACGGGCGGGATAAGGATGATGCCTTGGTAGTGGACTGTTTTCGTGATATGTTCCGGCTCATCGAACGCAACGGATGGGGTATTCCAGCCGGTATTGAGGTGGAGCAGCACTTGATGAGCAAGTATAAAGAAGGATTCCTGAAGGCAGGTGAGGTATTTAAGTTTGTGCATTTCTGTGCCCCACAGAACTCACAGGAGAAATATGCTGAAGCTCTGAACGGTGCGTTCAAGACAACCATAGCACATAAGAACCATGAAGCCATTGGCCGCTGGCATAACAAAGGTGCACGGCGGGTGGACCAGAAGAAAGTGAGTGACAGCAGCAACCACACCTGGGAAGACAGAAAGTATTATACGTTTGAGGAGCTTGTGGCGGACGACCGGCGCGATTGTGAAGAATGGAACAATACGCTTCACCCCAATCAAAAGAAATATCCCGGAATGACCCGTTGGGATGTGCTCGTAGCCAAAATCAATCCGACCCTTCGACCGCTTGATAAACTGACCTTGAGCAGATATATCGGAGAAAAGGTAGATACCAGTATTCGTAGAAATTCCACAGTACGTGTGGCAAATGCGGACTGGTGGCTGAGTGGTCCGGAGGTGCTGGAGCAGCTGGAACCAAACAACCGCAAGGTGACGGCCTACTTCCTGCCGGATGAAGAGGGCAAGCCTACGGATGTCTTCCTGTCCCAGAACGACCGCTACCTTGACAAGGTTCGTCCGGTAGTGACTTACAACCGGGTGATGGCAGAACAGACCGAAGAAGACCGGGCAGCCTATACAGAGCAAAACAAAGTTCTGAGCCATTTCAGCAAATACCTCAATGACCACGCCATCGGCAAGGTGGGAACCGGTACACCGGATCAGCCAACGGATGACCCGGAAGAGGAACTGGAACTTCCCCCGGTGGAACTATCCAATGATTTGCCAGCCGAATTGTCGGCAGATCCGGAATCAGATTATGAATGGCACTCCGGAATAAGCGAGGCAATGAGGGCCATCAGTGACATGTAAGAACAGAATTAGAACAACATTAAAACAGCGTTAGAATTATGATTACAGAAGCGCAAAAACAGAAGATTTTAGCAGCGATAGCCGCCAACCGTGCGAACTATCCCAGTGATGCCAAGCATGCTGCCTCTTTGGCCATCAGTACGTCTGTGTACAGTACAATCAAGAACGGACAGACAGACAAAGCCCTGAGCGATGCCAACTGGATAAGCATTGCCCGCAAATTAGGGGTGAACCTCCGTGGTGAAATGGAATGGAAAGCAGCCAAGACCCCGACCTTTGAATATATAACAGCCCAGCTGGAGTTCTCACAGCAGTCCAGCCTGTCGGGCATCCTGTGCGACATGCCCAATATCGGCAAGACTTTCACGGCACGTTATTATGTGCAGAGCCACAAGAATGCCGTGTATATCGACTGCTCGCAGGTAAAGACCAAATTGAAGCTGGTACGCAAGATTGCCGCGGAGTTTGGTGTGGACAGCAAGGGAAAGTATTCAGACGTGTATGAAGACCTGGTATATTATCTCCGTTCGATGGAAACCCCGCTTATCATCCTCGATGAAGCAGGCGACCTGCAGTATGAAGCTTTCCTTGAACTGAAGGCTCTATGGAATGCCACTGAACGCTGCTGCGCCTGGTACATGATGGGGGCAGACGGATTGAAAGAGAAAATCAACCGCTCCATAGAATGTAAGAAGGTGGGCTATACCGAAATGTTGAGCCGTTATGGTGACCGGTACAGCAAGGTGACACCAGATGATGGCAAGGAGCGCGAACAGTTCTTGAATAACCAGGCACGTATTGTGGCCAAGGTAAATGCCCCAGCAGGTGCTGATATAGCCCAGATTGTACGGAAGACACGCGGTGGTTTGAGAAGAGTCTATACTGAGATTGAAAAACTTAAAATGAATGAATTATGAATAGATGCAACAAAAACAATAAATCCCCTCGTGTGAAGACTGGAACAAATCAGTTACTGAACGAATTGCTTGCGCTACGAGAAAGGCTTGATGTGCTGATTTGCATGTGTGACGCAGAATTAAATCAGCGCCAAAGCATTCAGCCCTCCCGCCCTCTCCAAAGACCTTGTATGGAATGTATCGATGTCGAGTCACTTCCCATTCGTGAGTTGACAGTGGAGGAGGAGCACATGCTTGTAGGAGCGGATTTAGAAAGACGGTTTCAAAACGATGAAACCCATCATCCGTTCGCGTTGGAACATTGCTAAATAATGAAACTCTTATGTGTATTGAATCATTCATGATGCAAAAATATAAAAAAATATGAAGCGTGCGTACAGTCCGAAGGAAATAGCCGCCAAGAAATGGGTTACTCTGCCGTGGAATGAGAAATGGAGCAAACCTTTCGGGTTCCCGGCAGAGAACGCTTCGTGGTTCATCAGTGGTGCCAGTGCCAGCGGGAAGAGCAGCTTTGTGATGCAACTTGGAAAGGAACTGTGCAACTATGGGACGGTGCTGTACATGAGTTACGAAGAGAAAATCAACCAAAGCTTCCAACGGCGTATGGGTTATCTGAAGATGAATGAGGTGCAGGGTAAATTTCGCGTGGTGACAGAAGGCAGTCTGGAGGAAGTGATTGCCAGACTGAAAAAACCGAAAAGCCCGAAG